CCCGACTCCGACACGCCCACCCTTCCCCCGTAGGCCCTGCGCCCTGCGGTGCAGCCCTCGTGTGTCCCAGCTTCGCTGGCCTCCCTGGTCGGTGGCCTCTGCTTCCCTGCGGTGGCCCTGAGCTTCCCTGCCCGCTTGCCGCCCATTCTACGCGGTCCGTCGCCGGTGTCAACCCCTGGGTGGTCGATGCCTCACTCGGCTACGCTCCAGCGCTTCCGCGTGGTCGGCTAGGCGGTTGGCTCGCCACTGCTCTACCCAGGCGCTGCCTCGGGATTCTCCGGCCCACTGCTCCAGTAGCATCCTCTGTAGCGCTGCCTCGTGCTGGTGGTGCGCTCGGCTGGCTCTGTCCTGTCTGCTGAGCATCTCGTGTCTCCTGTTGCTTCCTGGGGCCTCTGCCCTGGCTGGTTGGGTGGTGGTGCGGGAGTGGCTGGCCTTGCCTCTTGTGGCCCTGGCTGCCTCTGCGCATCCCTGGGACTGCTCCCTGGGATTCCCTGGCTCTGCCTGGGACTGCCCTGGCGTTGCCTGTCTCCCTCTGTCTCTACCTCTGTACCTCTGGCTGCGCACTCTACTCCCTTCATCCTGGCTTGTCTAGCCCCAGGCTTCCCTGTCTCACTCCCTGGCGCTGCCTCTGGCTCTGCTGGCGCTCTGCTGTCTTACCCTCGCCACTCCCTCGGCCTGCCTCGGTCGCGCCGCTGGCGCTGATGGACGCCTATTTGTCCATTGTGTGTGACATAACCGCAGCCTTAGTGCCACGCGGGTTTCAGGTGGTGGTCCTGGCTGGGTGGCTGCTCCCTGGGTGGTGGATTTGCGTTACCTGGGAACGATAATCCTGGCTAGCCAGACTAAGCCTCGCACGCGTGGGTCTCTATACGCGTGGGAAGGCTCCAGGGAGCGCCCTGGCGCGGGTATTGACACGTGGGTAGTAGGTCTGTAGAGTTCGCCCTGTCTTCACGCAACAACGCCTCTACAGGCAGCCTGGAGACAGGGTTGACACCCTGCCAGGACATCGGTAGGATGCGCAGCCAGAAGGACGGAACAACGCAACCTTCCAAGCGCGGCACAAGCCATAGGCGCAAGGGACACGGCGAGGTTCTAGGGCATGACCCACTGAGTGTAAGGCCGGCAGGCATCGCAGAGGGGATTGACAAGGTAGCAAGATGCTGTAAGATGCGAGGCGTCAAGTGGTCCCGATGTACACACTGTGAAGGGATTACGGCGCGGTCAAACAGATGACCGGCACCGCTTGACACTGCAAGGCTCAGTCGGTAGGATGGGCACCCATAGCGGACGTGATAGTCCGGGGCGATGCGGATAGGACGCCTTGTTTATAACCTGACCGCAAAGCTGTGACTCCAGCCGATAGGATTGGCCTACCACGTAAATACAGACAGGCCGGTTGACAAGACAAGCGCAAGTCTCTAACATGCGCAGCAAGACGAAAGGATGGCTCAGCCATCTGGCGGTAGAGGTTCGAAGCTTCACCAGCGGTACATGGACTGGTGCGGTAGGTTGACCGAAGCTGCAACTGGTTAGGCAGGGTCCCAGGGAATACCTGTCAGGTGCTGAGAACTCACCTAAAAGAGTTCGAGCGGGAAGCCTCCCCGTCCACGGTTAAGCAAAGGGCCTATGGTAGGTCCGGTGGGAACGAATAGAGTGTCAGTGGGATCGAGAACTAGAAACCTCGGTTAATCGCGACTGACAGTATGCTGGGTAGTATCGGCGGGCCGATTGAACAAGGCCAGGCAGATAGCGCAAAGGGTACGGGGGATGAGTGAAGACGATCCCGAAGAGTATGCGCAGGACAAGCCAGAACCGCTGATACTACAGGGACTATGCCAATGCCAAGGTTTGTCCCTTGAGGCCCTTCCACCGAGGGGATTCAAGAGACAGACCTAGTGAGGATTGCCGATGGCACACTTCAAGGCTAAGGCTCCCAAGTCGCCCTTTGCTGCTCAGGTAGCGTACTGGCGGGACTGGGAAGCCAAACGTACTAAGCTCATCGCACAGGATAACGTCGAAGGGCGCAAAGAGCTTCGCAAGATGCGTGACGTGCGCTACGCTACCGACCCGGAGCCAGCGCCAGGGCGCTACCATAACCCTGAACAGAAGGCTTTCGTGAAGGGTAGCGAAGGCAAGGCGCGGAACATCCTGAAGGGATGGAACGCTAAGAAGTCGCAAGGGAAGGGTTTGTAATGCCACGTGTGAATGAACTGACGCCGCGTCAACGCAAGGCCGCCAAGGCTCGCCGCGACAAGGCACGCCGGATTGATCTAGCGCACAAGATGCCGAAAGGCGCCGACTGCCCGATCTTCCGCAAGGCTGAGCAGGCGCAAGCTAAGCAGCCCCGCGTTGATACCCTGACCACTCCACGCAGTGCCGGCTACAAGGCCGCCGCTGCATACCTGAATAAATCCATCTGAGGTGAATACCATGACCAACCAACTGACCAAAACCGTCATCGCTTTCGTCGGCAAGGCTGCCATCACCAACGCAATCGAAGCCATCCGCGTGCGTGGCAAGGAACTCGACGAAGCCATTCAACTGACCGGCCTGTCCATCCTGAACCACGTCGATCTCCACGGCGACGTAACCGTGGTCAAGGCGCTGTACGAGGCCATGCCTAAGGGCAGCCGTCGCAATGCGCTGGTCGAGTGGCTGACCATGTTCGGCAAGGTACAGGTGAATACCGACAAGAAGACCAACAAGGAACATCCTTTCCTGCACAACAAGTTCGGCAAGACCGATCTCGTCGGCGCCACCGACCAGCCGTGGTACGGGTTCAAGCCGGAGAAGTCGCTCGATCAGGAATTCAACCTCGCCGCCGCGCTGGCCGCTGTCCGCAAGCAAGTGCTCCAGGCTCAGACCAAGGGCAAAGTGATCGTCGGCGCTGAACTGCTGGGCGACCTGGAAGTCCTGGCCGCCAAGGCCGCACCCATGGTCGAGAAAGCCAAGCGCGCCACTGCCCACTAACTAGCTCAAGTCGAGCGCCTGCGAGGCGGGCGCTCCGCTGGACCTAGTACAACTGGAGATACCCGATGACTTTCAAGCAACGCCTGCAACGTCAAATCGCCCTGGCTCAGTACAGCCGACCCGCCCACTATCCCTACGGCGAGCAAGCCGTCAAGGCGTCTGACTGATGGGCGTATTCATGTTGTGCAACCGATGCGTGGAAGCCGGCGCACTGACCACCCGGAGCTGGATCGTGCCTCGTGACTGCCGTTGCATCCTCCTACCCTTCGCAAACCGGAGAACCTGATGGACATCTGGATCGCTCTTCCCTTCTTCGAACTCGGCCTGAACGTTAGCGAGTGGGCCGTGCAATTCACCCTGGGCATGATCGCAACTGCCCTGTTCATCCATCTGCTGCTGAATCGGTGACTCAAGTCATGGCCCTGGCGGGCGACCACCGCCTACTCCGGGGCCATCGCTGGACTCATCACAAGCGAGAACTAAACCATGCAAGCTTTGAATACCCTGTTGATTGCAATCCCCAAGGACCCGACCGCAGGCATGCACGCCGCCGACAAGGTGCTGTGCGCCCACGGATTCCGCATGGGTGACCTGAATACCGCGCACGTCCTGACCCCAGGCGGGTTCGTGGTAGTGGGCGCCGGCGTGACTGTGAACCGCTATGACGAAGCGTATCGTATGAGCCGGAACCTCGACTCCGAAGGCTTCGACGTGTTGTTGGTCCAGGGCAGCCCGCTGTCCGGGCGTGTCACCTGCCAGGCGTACGGATGGATCAACGCTGAATACCGCAAGGGCTGCGCGAACGGGCGCCCGATCTTCGACATCGCAGGAACCTCGTACCATGTCCTCGCGTGATCCCTACCGTATCGGCCACCGCGTGGGGCTGGTGAACTACAGCGACCGCTACCTGGGTGCCGACGCGGCAGGCACCAAGGGCATCATTGAAGCCATAACCCGACCGTCCCGCTGTATGACGATCTACCACGTACGCTGCGAGCGTACCTTGCGCCTTATCGAGGCCGAGGCCCGTAACGTGCGGTTCATCAGACAGCTACCGACCCGCAAATGACGTGGCTCATCATCGCTGTCAGCCCGTCGGGCGGTTGCGCCTTCGTGTGGAGTCGCAAGCGCCCGGTGCGTCCCTTGCGATTCTACTCACGCAAGGCGGCTAAACGCTGGCTTCGCAAGCATCGCCGAGCGGCCTTGCTTGGAAGCCATTTCCTCATCGTGAACTGGAGCAAGCGTATATGAATCCTACCTACGTCGTCCGTCTCAAGGACGGAACTACTCGCCAGGTGGTAGCCGACAGCATCGTCACCGGCCACGCCTTCGTCGAACTCTGGTTCCTCGGCGGCGTGGTCGCTATCTACCCGGCCTGCGAAGTACAGGAGGCCCACCGCACTGACCTCGTAAAGGAGGGGTGGTGATGAATACCCGCACTGTATACGTCAAGCCGCACAGTTCGCGGTGCCCGCCGGTATTGTCCGCAGGACGCCTGACCCCAGGTGAACTCTACCACGTGATTGCACCTGCCGAGGTCGAAGGCGTCATTGTGCTGGCAACTTCAGGCCCGTGGCACATCCGGTCCGTGGTGGTTCACAGCGGGCACCCCTCAGTGTATCCCGTAGGGATGGCTGTCACTGACGATTCCTGGCGGTTCCGCCGCCTGGGCGTGAGCGAGTACGTCCAACTAATTCAAGGGTACGAACAATGATCGCCACCCTGTTCGTAATCGGCCTGTACTGCTGCCTCGGCCTGCTGGCAGGCGCCTGCTACTGCATCGCAGTGGCGCCGCCGTTCGAGAACCCCACGGAAGTGCAGTTCCAGGACGCATGCGTGATTGGGTGCATCTGGCCACTCGTAATCATCGTGGGCATATTCCTGGCACTACGTGCAGTAGGCCGGGGCCTGCTGACCGGGCTGAAGCGTCACCTGAATATCAAATAACCTACCGGAGGTAACATGATCCGCACCCATACCCACAACACCGACCGCGAGCAACGCCGTCTCTTCGACCTCACGGAACTACGTCCCGGTGAGATGTATCGGGTAGTGCGGCCCGAGGCTAAGCGCGGCACACTGGTGATCGGCGTAGCAGCTTGTGACAGCACGGGCCTCCCCGCAGTGCTGCCCGTGGTTATCCATGACGACGGCCCTGCCAAGGTGACCGGTCCGCGTCCCACCGTACTGCGCAACGACGGGTGGCGCATGGTCCTCGCCGACAAGGGGACCCAGGTGACACTCACCGCCGAGTGACCAAGGCGAAGGCTGGCGCGCCAGCCTTCCACCGTGGCCATTCCTTGCCGCGAACCAACTCAACTGAGGAGCTACAACATGACCAACGTCAACACCACCACCACCGAAACCACCACCGCTGCTACCCTGGGCGCCAAGCTGATCAAGAAGCCGGCCACCGTCGAAGACTTCCGCAATAACGTGGTCTTCCACCACACCGCCCTGGCCAAGCTGACCGAGGTCTACAACGAATCGGTCCTCGCCCTGCAAACCGCCGAGCGCCTGTCCAGCCTCGTCGCCGGCGACGTGATCACCTTCGACCATGGCAAGGGCGAGAAAGCCGAAGTGCTGAGCGGCGAAGTCATCAGCGTGGTTGCCGGCGTCTATCAGGTGCTGGTACGCTTCAGCGACAGCGCGCCGGCCAAGCTGCTGGACGTGAAGGCTAGCGCCATCCGCGCTGTCCAGGCACCGGCAAACCCGGCTGAATGCCTCGACGAGGCCCTGGCCCAAGGCGAGTAAGGCCCGCACGTAATAGGCCCGGCCCTCCGGGCCTATTGCGAGCTAGCCATACCATAGGAGGAATCACCATGAGCAAGCGCAATCCCGAGCACATCAACGGCACCGTGCGTAGCGTCAGCGTCTCATCTCCGGCGGTCACCCAGGAGCTGGAGGATCGTCTGGAAGCTGCCCTGGCCGTGTGCCAGCAGCGGGCAGATGACATCGACCTGTTGAGCCGACGGCTCCAGGCCGCCGAGCGGGCACGCCGCTGGGAGATCGACGAGATTCGCAGCCATCAGGCGACGATCCGTCTGCTCCAGAACGACTTGAACGCAGCGCATGATGCCCACGAGGCACAAGAGCGCCGCGCTCGCAAGGCAACCATCATGGCCTGGGTATGCCTGCTGACCGCAGGACTGGCCGTCACCCTGAAACTGGCAGGAGTCTGACCATGGAATGCAACGATCACTCCACCAAGTTGGCGGCCAGCATGTTCGGCGTACCGTGCGCCAAGGTGTCCCCGGAGATGCGCCGCGTGGCCAAGCAGCGGGCACTAGCAGGCAGCTATACCGCCCGCATCTCGAACGTGCAGGTTGTCGAGCAGGCGTGCTGCAAGGAAGGCAAGGTACGTGTGGACGTGGTGGTGGACCACGTGGAACCTCAGCGCAAGGTGTGCAAACACCGTGCGCTGGGTGCAGCCTTCGGCATGCCTGGCATCGAGGTGACGCCCAACCCAAACCCGGTCGACTTCACCAAGATCGAAGAGCACGTCCTGGCGATGTACAACACCGGCAAGGACGACAAGCAACGCGCCGATGAGTACGAGGCCTTGCTGCTCAAGGCATTCCCAGGCGTGCGTGAATGCCGGCGGGAATTCGGTCGGCCTCTGATGGCGAGCGACTTCGATAACGCGCTGCGAGCCATGGTCAATTCACAGGTAGCCGTTCGTAAGGCCGTGCGAGGTCGCGGCATTCCAGCCGGCTCCCTCGCCAGCCGAGTAACCCGGCTGGCTGAGATAGCAGACAACGCGAAGTGGCGTGGTGAGCAGTTGCGGCGTGCGCGCACGGACCTGGAAGCAGTATCCAAAAGACTGCACCAGGCGACCATGGCCGTGAGTAAGCTGCGAGATGTGGGCCAGGTGGCTGGGCTGCCCTGGGGCATCGGCTTCGCGGACCACGACCCGGCTACCCGACTGGAGGCATTGCAGGATGCTATCCGTGGCAGGCGCTTCATCTGCGCCAGTCATTCGAGCAAGGTAAAGGCGGAAGCTGCCGACCAAGTTGCCGAGGCTAAGCGTAAGGCACGCGCCGCAGTAAACCACGCCGCGTTCGCAGCAGGCATGATCGGGCTGGCGGTGGGCGGCCTCCTGGGCGTAATCTTCGCGGGCTAGGGCCTACTCCGGGGTCAAATCTGAGGGCGTTCCTAGAGCGCCCTCTCGTGTGAGTCTGGAGGATCACGAACATGCAATACCACTTCACGCATTACAACGGATACCGCTTCGGCGTCGAGCTGGAGGACGAAGCCGTCTTCCCGTGCATCGACGGCAAGCGGGCAACCTGGGACAAGGTGGCGGCGTGTGCCGGCAGCCTTGTGCATTACATGGCGCAGGACCTGATTGACTTCGGCCAGCGCAAATTGAGGGAGCTTGAAGATGAGCAAGACGAATCTGTACCCGCTGAACCTGAATCCCGGCCTGATCCAGATCAAGACGATCCATGTGTTCAGCATCCAGGCGGCGAAGGACGAGCCGAACTGGTGGCAGTGGTTCCTGTGGCAGCGGAAGTACCACCCACTCCGCGACAGCCTGGACACGGCGGGGGAACTGAGTGCGAGTATCGCCGAGTATGTCCACCGCCTCCGCCGGAATGGCTGTCGAGATAGGGACATCTGGCGCAACAAGGGCGGCGTACTGGCCCTGGGTGCCTTCAGCCTCGCCGGCGAGATGATCGGCTCTTGCCTCGTAGTGGACAACGAACTGCGCGCCCTGTGCGTGGATGACCGGTACAAGGGGCAAGGTATCGGTGCTGAGCTGGTGCGCGCTGCCGAGCTGGCGGGTGCCGAGCGCCTGAGCTGCTTCGAGTTCCTGGAACCGTTCTACGCCGGCTTGGGCTGGCGCACCGAGCGCCGCGAGGCAAACTGGACTGAAGGTGAGCCGGACGTGCTGCACATGAGGGCGCCCGGTCATGACGTATGAGGTGATGACATGGCTTATCGAGAACAAACCGCTGGTCATCGGAGTCGCCTTCAGTCTGGTGGCCCTGGGAGTGCTGCTCACACAGAACAACGGCGGCCCGCCTACGGCGCCCGCATGACCTGGCACCTCCAGGACATGTTCGAGGCCCGAGGTGGGCTGAGGCCCTTGTGGGAGGAGTGGTATCAATGGCACTGCGCCGTGACTCCTGGCTAAAGCAAGCGCAATCCCTGGCAGTCGGACAGACAGGGCGATTCCGCCATGTCCTGGGATGCAAGAGCATGAGCCGGGGCGGGACCAACATGACCTGCAAGAACCTTCCTGACCGGTGGGTAGCGTATTGCTATTCCTGCCAGGAAGGCGGTGTGGTCGAGAAAACGCATGTGCGGAGGGTACAATGCGCGGATCAAGAACGCTTCATGCCCTGGCCCGAGGATGCCTCGGACTGGACGCAAGCCGACTGCTATCAATCGCTTTATGGTTTGCTGCTGTCCAAGGGCATCGACTACAACGTGATGACGCCAGGGCTGCCGCTGCTGTACAGCGAAAGGCAGCATCGGCTTATCTTCCCTACCGACGCGGGCTGGATTGGGCGCGCTACTGCCGACCAAAATCCCAAGTGGGTGGGCTACGGGTATCCTGCCCCGGATTACCATGGATGGCCCCAGGAATTATCAATGGGCAGGCCATGGGTGCTGACGGAAGACTACTTGTCGGCGCTGAAGGTGCGGTGGGCCTGTCCCGAAGTCTTTGCTGTCGGTCTGAACGGTACAAGGCTGCGCGACAGGCTGGCGGCGATCATGTTGCAGCAGACCTGCAAGCGCGCCTTCATCTTCTTGGATGGCGACCCGGCAGGTGTCCGTGGTAGTGCAGGCGTGATGCGCCGGCTCCGGTCCCTGCTTATCGAAGGCCAAGTAATACCTACGCCGGACGGGTTCGACCCCAAGGACCTGACCCGCGAGCAGATAAGGAGCCTAGTAATTGGACGTATTGACGCTACACGCACTGAGTGACAAGGACCGCTTCCGCACGTTGCGGAGTGTGGTGCCTGAAGGGATGATGGGGCCGGAGACGTGCTTTGTCATCGACTGGATCGAGCAATACTGGAAGGTCTACCCAGCGCATCAGAAGGTAGACCCGCAGGCGCTGCGCGAACTGATCAAGCTGCGAGGTGGCTACCAGCCGGAACAACTGGCGGTAGTCCTGAACCTCGTCAACCAACTGGACAAGCCGGTAGACCCGGACTCGCTACAGGGCGTCGTGTCCCAGCTCAACGAACTGGATTTTTCAGGCAGGGTGGATGCCCTCCTGGCGCAGTACAACCAGGGCGAAGACATAGACCTGGCGTATGAGCTGCGCCGGCTGAGCGACGAGGCCCTGCGCCGCGAGGGGGTCAGCACGCCGACCGACTATGTGACGGACGACGTGTTTGATATCCTGGCGGAGGAGCAAGGTGACCACGGCATCAAGCTGCCAGGGCTGGTGCTGCCGGCGTACATGAAGGGCCTCCACGCCGGGGCCTCGGTGCTGGTGGCAGCGCCGCCGGATGCGGGCAAGACCTCGTTCATGGCCTGGATCGCTGTCCATATCGCGCCGCAGCTCAAGCGGTACTTCGACCCTGGGCGGCCCATCCTGTGGCTGAACAACGAGGGCAAGGGCCGGCGGATCAAGCCGCGCCTGTACTCGGCAGCCTTGGGCATGACCGTGGGCGAGATTCTTGCCCTGGACCCGGAGGAGGTTCGCAGGATGTACGCCGAGAAAATCGGCGGCGACTCTGAGCTGATCCGCATCAAGGACTTCCACGGTGGGTCCCTGGCCCAGGCCGAGCAGGTCATTGACGCGATGAAGCCGGCGGTGGTGTTTTGGGACATGATGGCTCACGTCAAGGGTGGCCAGCGCAAGGACCAGAACCGCACCGACGAGATGGAGTACAAGGTGGCCGAGGTCCGCGAGATGGCGGTGCGCCACGACTTCATCAGCTTCATGACGTGGCAGATAAGTAACGACGGCCACGACCAGTTGTTCCCACCGCAGTCCTGCCTCAAGGATTCGAAGACGGCGGTACAGGGTGCTGTAGACGTGCAAATCCACCTGGGCCGTCTCAACGGGGCGGATCAGCAGGTCATGCGTGGCCTGTCCCTGCCGAAGAACAAATTCCAGATGGACGGGAAGCCTTCGAACGTGGAGGCCATGATTAACTTCGACGCCGCGCGGTGTCGTTTCTTTGAGAGTGTAGATCATGCAAGCTAAGCATAGCCGGGTGCTCGAAGGCACCAAAGAGATTCCGCTGGGTTCCCTCGAACTGCCGACCGGGGTCAAGGCCCTGCTGTTGCGCCTGTACTCCGATGCACGGCCCAATGAGGGCGTCGCCCTGGCAGGTGGGTGCCCTCGCGATCTCCTGCACGGCGCCACTCCCAAGGACGTGGACATCGCCCTGTACGGCATGACGCAGTATCAGGCTGAAGTGCTCATCAACCGCGTGCTTCCCGACCTGGACCCGCGCTTCGTCCGGGATGGTGGGTGGAGTACCGAGTACGCCGACGCAGGTGAGGGTGGTATCTTCAAGGGCGTGCTGTCCCTCGTAGGCTGCCGTGGCCTGGAGGGCATGGACGTGGACTTTAACTACTACGACGCCGACAGCCTTGGCCGGGTGATGGAGTCGTTCGACTTCACCATCAATCAGGTAGGCATCGCGTACAACTGGCCGGACTCCGAGGGCGGTCCGCGCTTGGGTGTGTACCTGCATAAGGACGTTACCTGGGGCGTGAACAAGGAAGTCGGTTCCGGCTCGCGACTGCCGGAGCGATGCGAAAAGATGCGGGCCAAGGCCGCGCACTACGGATGGGAGAACGTGTGATGAGCAAGCGCGACGTGGTACTGGATATCGAGAAAGGCATCTGGCGTGGCGTGGACCAGAACGACAAAGCCGTCGAAGCCATCATCAAGAAGCATGGCTATGTCATCGTGGAACCGAAGATCGACGGGTGCCGTGCCATCGTGGGTGCGCATGGCGTAGTGTCCCGCAGCGGGCGCCGCTTCCCTGCCCTCGACGGCCTGGAAGATCGCATCATCGAGCGACTGGCCCGACCGGGGCTGGACTCCGGCCTGGTGCTCGACTGTGAGATGTACCTGGCCGGAATGCCCTTCAGCGAGGCGACTGGCCGAATGTCGAGTAAGACCCCGCTGACCGAGGAAGAGCTGGAGTGCCTGCACTTCGCGGTATTCGACGCCACCCATATCGACGTGCTCCGCAAGGCGCGCACCTCCCACCTGGTATACGAAGAGCGCCGCGCCATGGCCAGCAGCCTCCTGGCAGCCTGCCGCCTCAGCGATACTCCGACATTCTTCCAGGTTGGCTCGCAGACCGCCCGGTCGATGGAAGCAGTACGCCGCTGGTATGAATACAACCGTGCCATGGGATTCGAAGGGTCAATGGAGAAAGACCCCAGCATGGTCTACCGCAACGGCAAGGTCGCCGGCTGCTACAAGCGCAAGCCGGGCATCACCGTAGATGGCCGCATCGTCGGGTACGTGATGGGCAAGACTGGCAAGAACGTGGGCCGCGTCGTGGGCTATCGCGTGGAGCTGGAAGACGGAACAGGCGTCGTGTCTGCCGCCGGCCTCACCGAGGATCACATCCAGCTCCTCACCTGTGCGCACCTCAACGGCTGCCTCGACGAGGATATGCCGAACTACGGGCGCATCGTCGAGGTCTCCGCGATGGAGCGCTCGGCCAACACCCTCCGCCATCCAAGCTTCAGTCGCTTCCGCGACCTGGCCAGTAACCCTGGAGTGAAGGTATGAAGATTCGAAAGTCCCATAACCGCAACTACCCGGAAGATATGGTATACCACGCTACCAACCGGGATTCGCTGCTGTATCCGAAGTACGTCATGGGTTCCGTGTTCATCAGCCAGGACGGAACATTCCGCATCTGCGTCATGGCAGGGACTTGGGACCACGTTGGGTCCGAAGTTCGGCATCATGCGCGGGACATCCAATCCCTCGGCGCCGGTCGCCGTAAGTTGCACCGGGTCATGCGACGGCTGCGTCGCAATCTGCGACAGGTAGGAGTCAAAGTATGAGAATGCCCACCGAGGAAGAACGCATGATCCGCTGCTTGCTGGCGGATATCCACGAACCCCCTGGACCTGCTGTTCCCCGGCCTCCGCACCAAGGCCCATATGGACCCTCAAGCGGAAGAGCTGTCGATTCGAATTGACTATGACCATGCGAAGCTGGGCCGTATGGGATTCTGCCACGCGGTCTCCCTGTACCAACTGACCATATGGGGACGTGAAGGAATGGTCCGCTACCTGATGCAGGAGATTCCCCGCCGTGTGCTGGAAGGTCTGCTGGTCAAGGCGCAGCAGTACAGTCAAAGCAACTGGTACAGCAAATGACGACTATCCGAATCCTCGACCTCGAAACCGAGAGCTACGAGCACAAGGGGCGCAAGGCGTCGCCCTTTGACCCCCGCAACTACATCGTCATGGCCGGCTGGCGGGACGATGTTGACGGCAAGGTCGGCCAGAAGGTGGAACATCGCTTCCGCAGCCGGGCCGAAGCCGAAGACCCGAACAACCGCTGGTTCAACCTCGACGGCGTAGACGTGATCGTAGCTCACAATGCCATGTTCGAATCGAACTGGTTCTTCACCCGCTACCGGGACGAGTACCTGGCCTTCCTGCGACGCGGGGGCCGGGTCTGGTGTACCCAGCAGGCCGAGTATCTGCTGAGTCATCAGACGTGGCTGTACCCGGCACTCGACGAGCTGGCTCCGAAGTACGGCGGCACCCACAAGGTGGACGGCATCAAGATGCTGTGGGACCAGGGTGTACTTACCTCGGAGATGGACCAGGACCTGCTGAGCGAGTACCTGTCCGGCCCGTGCGGCGACATCGAGAATACCGCCCTCGTGTTCTACGGCCAGTTGATGAAGCTTCAGGCCCGTGGCATGTGGGCTGGCTACCTGGAGCGCTGTGAGGCCCTGATCGGTTTCTCGGCGATGGAGTGTGCCGGCCTAAAGGTGGACCTCGAAGTCGCCAAGGTGAACCACGCCAAGCAACTGGAAGAGGTGGCCGGGATCGAGGCCGAGCTGAAGAAGCTGATGCCCGACTTCCCGGAATACTTCGAGTTCAAGTATACCAGCCTCTACCATATGAGCGCATGGCTCTACGGTGGCGAGGTGCGGTACAAGGGCCGGGTGCCGTACGAAGATGGCCGGATGGAGAAAGCCGACTTCGTGCGCTTCGGTACGGCCAAGCGGGGGACTCCAATCGAGAGTACCTCAGTTCGGGTCCCGATCCATGAAGTGACCGACCAGGGTGAGTGGCACTGGCCCACCATCACCGAGCTGGCGACCAAGCACGGCCCGGTAATCACGTTCTCCGCTGGCAAGAACAAGGGCAGCGTCAAGGTGTTCCGGGAGGATACGGACATCCCGGCGACCAAGTGGGATGATGACCAGCGATTCCGGTTCCCCGGCCTGATCAACCTGACCAACCTTCCGGAAGTAGTGCGTGAGAAATTCCTGGGCAAACGCCCGGAGTTCCAGTGCGCCCTCACCCTGGCGGATGGGTCGCCCGTGTTCAGTACCAGCGGCGACGCCCTCAAGGCTCTGGAGAAACAGGGCTTCGAGGCGGCCAAGCTGTTGATGCGCCTGGCCGAGCTGCACAAGGACAACTCCTCGTTCTACATCACCCACACCTACAACAAGGATGGGACGATTAAGGACACGAAGGGGATGCTCCAGTACGTGGACGACGACGGCATCATCCACCATTCGCTGAATACGACGGCGACGGCGACAACGCGTCTGTCGTCCAGCCGCCCGAACCTCCAGCAGCTCCCGTCGAAGGACGAGGACGACCCGGAAGCCGGCAGCCGCGTGAAGGAGATGTTCGTGTCTCGCTTCGGCGCGGACGGGATGATCGGCGAGACCGACTATACCGCCCTGGAGGTGGTGATGTTGGCGGCCCTGTCGAAGGATCGGAACCTCCTGGCGAAACTGATGGCCGGCACTGACATGCACTTGTACCGCCTGGCAGGGAAGCACAACAACTGGAACGGGTTCGACTACGACCAGCTCGTGGCCATCAAGAAGGACCCCAACCACCCGTGGCACGGTCGCATGATGCAGGCTCGAAAGAACATCAAGCCCAAGGCATTCTCGGCGCAGTATGGCGCGAGTGCGGCTGGTATCGCATTCAACACCGGCTGTACCGTGGAAGAGGCCCAGGAATTCCTGGACAACGAGGCGGCCCTGTTCCCCGAGTCCATCGCATTCCGGCAGATCGTCCGCGACAGTGCAGAGGCCACCAGCCTCGTCATGTACAAGGCCGAGGACCAGATGCCGGCAGGCGCCTTCAGCGAGATGGGGCCGGATGGCAACTGGCGCCAGTACCGCCGAGGATTCTGGCAAGCGCCGGGGGGCACCTGCTACAGCTTCCGCCAACAGGAGCGCTGGGACAAGGAACAGCGCAAGACGGTCATGGACTTCAAGGACACGCAGATCGCCAACTACTGGAACCAGGGCGAAGCTGGGTTCATGATGACCGTGAGCGTGGGACGCATATTCCGATGGATGCTACACCGTCCGGGATTCATGGTCACCGAATTCCTGATCAACAACGTACACGATGCCGTGTACACCGACTGCCACAAGGACACCGCCGCCGAAGTGAACCGGGGCGTGCGCGACATCATGTCCGACGCGCCCCGTTACATGAGCGAGCGCCTGGGCTACGATATGGCTGACGTTCCATTCCCGGCGGTGGCCGAGATGGGACCCAACATGTTCAACATGGACGTGATCCGCGACTAGGCGACCCTAGCCTACTCCGGCCTTAAATCTTCATTCGACACGAGAGAGACCACGCATGACTCAACAACTCAACGCTCTGCAAGCCGCACTCGCCCTGGCCAACAAGGCCGCTGAGACCGCAACCATCGACATGTCCGAAACCTCCACCGGTGGTGGCGGCGGTCGCATCTTCCCGGCGGGCACCGCCATGGGCCGCTTCTGCATCTACATCGAGCTGGGTGACCACGCCAAGGAATTCCAGGGCAAGCTCAAGAACCCGGCGCCTCAAATCCGCCTGGGCTTCGCACTGTGGGGCGACGTGAATCCGCAGGCCGGTAACCCGCAGAGCCGGCCCGATGACCTGTTCCACACCTACGAGGCCGACGGCTCGATCAAGCCCGGCCTGTTCCGTACCTTCGAGATGACCCTCGGCAACAACGAAAAGTCCAAGACCAAGCTGGCCTTCGACAAGATGAACTGGAGCGGGCAGCATACCCACTTCGCTCAGATGCTCGGCCAGGCGTTCATCATCCCGATCAAGCGCACCAAGATCACCAAGGGCAACAACGCCGGTAAGGAACGCAACGACATCGATTGGGGCGGCATCATGAAGCCCTATAACCCGGTCGATGGCAGCCCGTACAACGTACCGGAACTGCCGCTGGACCTGCTGCAATACTTCTTCTTCGACGCGCCGACCAAGGAGACCTGGGACGCCCTGTTCATCGAAGGCACCTCGGACAACGGCAAGTCCAAGAACTTCCTGCAAGAGACCATTCGTTCGGCCACCAACTTCCCCGGCTCGGCCCTGCACATCATGTTGGGCGGCGGCGACGATCTGATCATCAAGCCGACGACCCAGGCCACAGGCAGCAACCTGCCGGCAGTGCCCAACGTGGCCGCCGACGCCGGCGTAGCGGCAGCACCGGCTGTCCCGGCTGTTCCCCAGGCAGTGGCTCAGACGGCCCCCAGCGTGCCCCAGGTGGCGAATGTGGCCGCCCCTGTGGTAGGTACTGCCGAGGCACAGAACGTGCTCCCTGACGTGCCGCAGGTGGCCCAGGTGGCGGCTCCGGCAGCAGTCGAAGTGCCGTCGGTCCCGGTAGTCCCGGAAGTACCGCAGGTTTAATGCGGCTGCCATCGGAAGAGTTCCTGGCAGGACTATCCGAGCAGTTCGACCGTACCATGGCAGGCGGGACGTTGGTGTGTGACGCCGACGGTCCCGCTTACGTGGCTTCGGCTACTGCAAAGACCCTGGACACTGCGCTCCGGCGATTCTGGAAGATCATACTGGAGCAGCAGTTCCTGGCGCACTGTACAGGGACACGGGTCCACCTCACGGCAGCAGGTGGGGCCAAGGCGTACCGCGACGTGTATCCGACCATGAAGCCCTACCAGGGCCAGCGCAAAGGTAAGGCAAAGCCCGCGCTGCTGGAGCCACTGCGGCGGGCTGTGGCCGACGTGCATGAACGAGGCGGGGCGCCTGAAGGGATCGACGTTATCCTGCACACGTTCTTCGAGGCGGATGACGGCATGATGATGGATGCCTACGCCATGCAGGACAAGGCCATCATCCGATCCGACGACAAGGACTTGCGGATGACGATCTACCCGTATTGGGAGATCGATACAGCGTGCGTGAGCAGGATCGACGGCGGCTTCGGATACCTCAAGGAGGCGTACACGCCATCCGGGCAGTTCAAGCTCAAGGGCCATGGCCGGAAGTTCTTCATGGCGCAGTGGCTCGGCGGCGACACCGCAGACAACATCCGGGGGATCGATCGATTCAACGGCAAGCTCTGCGGCATGAAGACGGCCTTCGACATCCTCCACCCGGTGACGGACGAGGACGAGGCCATCGACATGATCCTGGAAGCCTACGCCAAGATCAGACAAAACCCGCTGGCGGAGGCCGAGGTGCTGTGGATGCGCCGAACGCCGACTGATAACGCCGCGCAGTACCTGCTAAGCCGCGACCTTCGTCCGGCCTTCCGCCAGTGGATCATCGAGCTGGACGCCTACCACGAGGCGCTGCTCCAGAAGCGGAGGGAGCAAGACTATGACGAATGAACCCAAGGTGTACCAGATACCGCGCAGCCAACAGCGCACCTTCACCTTGAAGCTGTGGGCCGAGCAAGGCAAGCTCTGCCCAATCTGCGGCAAGCCCATCGACATCAGCGTGAAGGGCGAGGCCGTGATGGATCACGACCACGAGACGGGCTTGGTGCGGGGCGTCCTGCACCGGTCCTGCAACACTGCCGAAGGCAAGATCACAAATGCGGCGGGTTCCTGGGGCTGCAAGTCGATGCGGTATTCCGACATCATCCCCTACCTGCACTCCCTCCTGGCGTACTTGGAGGGGCCGAAGCATCCGCTGATCTATCCCCTGCACAAGACCGACGAGGAGAAGCATGAAGCGAAGCTGGCCAAGCGCCGGCAGGCAGCCGCCAAACGTAAAGCGGCGATGGCCGTCGCAAAGCACAACGCGAGGAACGTATGAGCAAACTTCGAAAGCAATTCACCAATGAGTACCTGCGCAACGTCTACGTGGAGCTGGGCCTCAAGAAGGGCGCCGAGCACCTGACCGAGCAATCCCGCTTCGGCGAGGTGAGCCGGCAGTGCTTCCGCAACTGGTGCGTCAAGCTGGGCTTCCACGACAGCAAGGAACGCGGCAAGTACGCCAAGAAGGGCGCGCTGCACTGGCTGGGCCGCAAGGCCGCCGAGGTGGTGCGGAAGTTCCCCGGCGCCGTGGGCAACGTGATCGGCCAGGGTCCGAAGGTACTGAGCCTGGACATCGAGACTTCGCCTATCGAGGGCTGGGTGTGGTCGCTCTGGAAGCAGAACGTTGGCCTCAACCAGATCAAGCGCGACTGGACCATCCTGTCGTTCTGTGCGAAGTGGATGCACTCCGACGAGGTGATCTACATGGACTGCCAAGGCGCCCCGCTGGACGACCTGCACCTGCTGGTGGCCCTGCACAAGCTGCTGGACGAGGCGGACATCATCATCGTCCAGAACGGCAAGCGCTTCGACGTGCCCAAGATCAATGCGCGGTTCTTCCTGAACAAGATGCCGCCGCCGCGACCGTTCAAGGTGATCGACACCCTGATCATCGCTAAGCAGCAGTTCGCGTTCACCAGCCGCAAGCTGGAGTACATGACGCACAACGCCTGCACCATCAAGAAGCGCCTGCACGGCAAGTTCCCCGGATTCGATCTGTGGGCGGCATGCTTGCAGGATAACCCGGAAGCCTGGGAAGAGATGCGGCTGTACAACATCGACGACGTGCGTTCGATGGAAGAGCTGTACATCCTGATGCGCCCGTGGTTCGTCGGCCATCCCAACGTGGCCGTGTACTTCAACGATGCAGAGCCGACCATCCGATGCCCGAAGTGCGGCGACACAGATGTGAAGCAGGAAGGCTGGGTGCATACGCAGACCGGCAAGTACGAGCACTATCACTGCGGCGGCTGCGGTGGCTGGAGCCGTGGGCGATACACTCGCAACACCACGGCGCAGCGCAAAGCCCTGCTGAGCAACTAAGGAGGTCCTATGAGTCTGGTATTCGCGGGAAGCTACTCGGAGATCACTCCGGATCAGTACGCCACTCCCGAGGCGTCCCTGGAGGGTCGCAAGGTCGGCAAGCTGCCGATGAATCTGGTGGTCGAGGGATTCCCCCGGCTCAAGCGCGAACTCGCTCGCATGATGCAGTGGGCCGCCGAGGTCAAGGGCTACCTGCCACACGACTGGAAGAAGATGACGGTGGAGCAGTTCAAGGAAGCTCAGCACCGCCACGAATCCAAGCGCCTGTTGGACGGGCCGCTGGACGACGAGTCGAACCTGATGCACCTCGTGCATGAGGCGTTCAATGCAATGGCCGCCGCCGAGGTGGCCCTGACCGAGGAGGCAGGACCGCGATGACCGCTAAGACCAAGTTGAGCTGGAGCGTCCTCCAGCCGCACACGCCCCACAACTCTAGCGAGTACCGTATCATCGAGTGCCGCCGTGAGGTGGTGGGTGGCTTGAACTATGCGCAGAGCGCATGCGCTCCAGGCAATCCGGAATTCGACGGTCGCGGAGACCTGAGCTACCTCGCCGGAATAATTCAGGAGCTTACCGACCTGCTGCTGTCAACGAGCCGGCTGGCCATGTGGCGCTGGTATCGCGCCGAGGTCATCAGCCTGGGCGAGTGGCGAGAGTACCGCGCCATTACCGTAGAGCAGGCGGCCACCCTGGCCGAGGAAGAGTTCGGCGCCGATGACATCGGTCGCGTAATCGAGAAGCGATAGGAGACGGGATGGACCTGATACAGCAGCAGATCGCCCACGAAGAGGCCCTTGTCGGGGCGGCGCAGAACGACGCCCGCATTGCCTTGGAGAAGGCGATTGCCCAAGGGTCCATCGACCGCATCCCCAGGGCACGCATCATGCTGATGCGGATGCTGCCCATCGTGACCGAGGCTATCTTCGCCCATCAGGAAGCGAAGGCGGCGGGGCCGGCAGCCAAGCTGCGGCACCTGCTGCGGATCATCGACGCCCAGGACCTCGCCGTCATGGCGCTGCGCGCTGGGCTGTCGATGCTCATCAACTACCCGACGATCACCGCGACGAAGTATTACACCCACATGGGCAAGATGCTCTGTCGAGAGATCGAAGTGCGGTTGGCCTTCAAGGTCAACCAGCCCTATTACGACCGGACGCTGGACTACCTCAAGACCAGCAGGACTCGCAGCGTCCGGCACATCCAGAAGACGATGGACGCTCTTCTGGACGCGGTACTGCCGGAGGAGGCACGTATCGACCTGCCGGATGGCGACTACCTGCGCCTCGGCAAGTTCATCGGTGATCCGCTGATACAGTGCGGCCTGTTCGAGCCGAACCGCTTCACAGGTCGTGGAGGTACGAGCGTCCACCTGGAGCCGTCGCCGGAAGCCAAGGAGTTCCTGCAAGACCCTTCGGCGGCGATGACCTGGGGAGGCCCAGGCCGTAGCGTGATGCTGGCACCGCCGCGACCCTGGAACGACTGGTGCGATGGTGGGTACTACAGCGCCAAGGCGCAGAAGCACCACGTGCTGGTCCGCCGCACCAAGCACCAGACCAAGCGGGCACGGCAGGCGCAGCTCCGACACCTGGGCCGGGACAAGATGCCCAAGGTCTACGAGGCGGTCAATGTGCTGCAATCTGTGGCCTACGAGATCAACCGTGACGTGTACGAGATCATCGAGCGCGTCTTCAACTCCGGGGGCGGCGTGCTAGGCATTCCGCAGCGCACCTACCCGGACAAGCCTGAGTTCCCGCTCGGTGACGAGTGGGCCAAGGAGAACGCCAGTGAACAAGAGCTGGAAGCCTTCAACCGTTGGAAACGCTCCGTCCACCGATGGTACACCGGCGAGCGAGAGCATACCGCAAAACTTCGCGAGTTTGCTGCACTCTACCGAGTTGTTCGAGAGCATCATGGCAAGGCAGTGTACTTCCCGATGCACGTTGACTCCCGTGGCCGCATGTACTATTGGGGCACACCGAATCCCCAAGGGTCCGACATCGCCAAGGCATGCCTGCGATTCCACGACAAGCGTGTCCTCGGCAAGCGTGGCCTATACTGGCTCAAGGTCCACGTCGCCAACTCTCTGGGCTGCGACAAGGTGTACTTCGACGACCGAGCAGCCTGGGTCGATGAACGCTGGGACGACTTCCAGCGCGCCCTCACCGAAGGCCCGGAGAACTATCCGGGTCTCTTCCCCGAGGCCGAGTCTCCGCTCTGCGCCATCGCAGGTCTGCTGGAGCTGCGCGCAGCCTATGCCTCTGGCAATCCCGAGGGCTACCGAAGCGGATTCATCGTCCACATGGATGCAACCTGCTCAGGACTCCAGCACTACTCGGCTATTCTCCGAGACGAGATCGGCGGGGCCTACGTCAACCTCCTGCCGCCTGGACTTGCAAAAGCTGATATCTACTCCCGAGTGCTCGGACTCGTTAATGAGTCTCTGGAGAGAGACCGAGCGGAAGGCGCGGATGGCGAGGCGCGGGGTTATGCCCTTCTATGGGATAAAGCTGGTCTGTCGCGAAGCCTGACCAAGAAGCCCTGTATGACGCTGGTATACGGCACCACGTTCAAGGGCGTCGTGGACCACTGCCTGGACTACCTCGACGAGTCTGGCGTGGAGATTCCCGAGGGTGTGCCTTCATACCGCCTGGGAAGCTACATGGCAACGCTCATACTGGACGCAATCCGCGAGACAGTACCATCGGCAGTCTTCGCCATGGAATGGCTCCAGCGGCTCGCTAAGGCCCTTCCTGACGCTTCCAAGGATTTGCACTGGATCACGCCACTCGGCATGCAGGTCTTCCAGTCCTACCCGAAGACCGAGGAAGTGCGGGTCCGGCTGCGGGCCGAGGCTGTCGAGTACGTCACCCTATACGAGGCCAAGGACGAGTTGGACCCCATGCGCAACGCCAACGGCATCGCTCCCAACTTCGTGCATGGCCTGGACAGCAGCCACCTGGGCCTGACCGCCCTGGCCTGCGCAGCGGAGGATATCCCGATCCAGGCCATCCACGACAGCATGGGCACCTACGCCTCTGACGTGGATCGGATGCACGTCCACATCCGGGAGCAGTTCATTGCCATGTACAGCGGCCCCTGCGTGCTCGTAGAACTGGCGAAGCAGCTCGGGGTGGAGGCTACCCCGCCCCGTCGAGGATCGTTGAATCTGGAGGCTGTACGGGACTCCTGGGCGTTCTTCTGCTGATAGGATTATGTCACCCACATAGGAGCAAGTGCATCCGTCCAAGGCCCTCGGAGAGGGAGAGTAGAGGTCAGGGAAGACCGTAGAGGGAGAAGAGAGTGGAACAAGACGACTACCAGGGATTCTAGATAGAGTAGACTAAACAGTATAGGAGACATGATAGATGGCTACTATGAAGACCAGCCGACCTGTGGTTATGTCACCCACAGTGGAAGGATCGAGATCAGGCAAGGGTAAGGCCCAACCTGTCACGTTCACCTCTCAGCAGATCGAGTGGCTAGAACAGACCTTCCCCGAACACAAGATCGGCCCTGGGACCACGATGGAGGACATCCAGTTTCAGGCCGGTAGGCGAGACGTGGTGCGAGCAGTACGCCTGCGCCGACGCGATGCCATCGCAGTGGAGCTGAAGTGATGAACAAGTCCATCTGGCGAGTCCACGCAAAGGCCGGCACTCCCTCGGAACTCCAGGGCCTGTGCTGGCTGGCGATACAGGAGTTGGAGGAGTTCACCCTCTTCCGCTCGAAAGACGACGCCCTGAATACGATGCTGGATAGTATCGAGGGCAATGATCGAACCGAGCTGCTGGTATTCCGCGACGGGCAATTGGCCGGCGGTGCCTGCATCGTGTTCGAGGACGACCCCCACGTCGGCCCGTGCGTCACAGCACAGTGGCAGTACGTCCTACCACGCTACCGCAATTCAGGTGTGGTTCGGGAGTTCATCCGCGAACTCCACCGTCAGGCTGGCTGGGGTCAAATCCCCCTCGTGTGCTGGAGCCATCGTGAAAGCGATAGCCGGTACACGATCCACTACCGGAGAGCCAAGCCTCATGGGCAAGAAAGTAAAGAAGGTGCTGGGCAAGACCATCATCGGCAAACTCGCTGATGGCCTGCTGGGCACCGACCTGAGCGGCGCACAATCCGATGCCCGCAAGATGGAAGAGCAGAACCGCCTAATGCAACAGCAGGCGGACCAGCTCGCACGAAACCAGCAGGTTGACCTCACCGCCGAGAACGTGGCGCAGGTTGACCTAGGAGCGATGGCCGATGCCACTGGCACCGGCACGCGACGGCGCCGGAATCAGGCGGGCACAGGCGTATCGCAAACCCTCGGTATCAACTACTGACGAGGTACGCCATGAAAACCACCGCAGCTATGCTGTGGGAGAAACTTCGGGATGGGAGCGTGGAGAGTCGAGCCATCGAGTTCGCCAAGACCACGCTGCCCTACCTGATGGTCGATCCCATGTCCGGCAGCCGGGGAGTCGTAGAGCATGACTTCCAGTCCGCCGGTGCCCTCCTGGTGAACAACCTCGCCGCCAAGCTGGCGAGATCGCTGTTCCCCACGGGGATTCCGTTCTTCCGATCCGAACTCACTGATGCGATCCGCCGCGAGGCCGACAGCCGGGACACAGACATTACCGAAGTGACCGCTGCCTTGGCTCGGGTGGATCGCAAAGCAACACAGCGCCTGTTCCAGAACGCCTCCCTGGCGGTCCTGACGCAGGTGATCAAGCTACTGATCGTGACTGGCAATGCTCTGCTGTACCGAGACAGCGCCGCCGCTACGGTGGTCGCATGGTCGCTCCGCTCCTATGCGGTGCGCCGGGATGCGACTGGCCGCTGGATGGATATCGTCCTAAAGCAGCGCTACAAGTCCAAGGACCTGGATGAAGAGTACAAGCAGGACCTGATGCGCGCAGGACGCAATCTGTCCGGTTCGGGTAGCGTGGACCTGTACACCCACGTACAGCGCAAGAAGGGCACGGCGATGGAATACGCCGAGCTGTACCACGAGATCGACGGCGTGCGTGTGGGCAAGGAGGGTCGCTGGCCTATCCACCTGTGCCCGTACATCGTGCCGACCTGGAACCTCGCCCCTGGCGAGCACTACGGTCGAGGCCACGTCGAGGACTACATCGGCGACTTCGCTAAGCTGTCCCTGCTGAGCGAGAAACTCGGCCTGTACGAGCTGGAGTCGCTGGAGGTCCTGAACCTCGTGGACGAGGCCAAGGGTGCGGTGGTCGATGACTACCAAGACGCCGAGATGGGTGACTACGTGCCAGGTGGCGCGGAGGCCGTCCGTGCTTACGAGCGTGGCGACTACAACAAGATGGCTGCTATCCAGCAGAGCTTGCAAGCCGTAGTCGTACGCCTGAACCAGGCGTTCATGTACGGTGCCAACCAGCGCGACGCCGAGCGCGTCACTGCCGAGGAAGTCCGCATCACTGCGGAGGAGGCAGAGAACACGCTGGGTGGTACATACTCGCTCTTGGCTGAGAACCTCCAGTCGCCCCTGGCATACGTCTGCCTGTCCGAGGTGGATGACGCGCTACTCCAGGGCTTGATCACCAAGCAGCACAAGCCGGCTATCGAGACGGGCCTCCCAGCTCTGTCCCGCTCCGCCGCTGTGCAGAGCATGCTCAACGCTTCCCAAGTCATCGCTGGCTTGGCCCCGATTGCTCAGCTCGATCCCCGCATCTCGCTACCGAAGATGATGGACACGATTTGGGCAGCCTTCAGTGTCGATACGTCGCAGTTCTACAAGAGCGCCGACGAACTGGAAGCCGAGGCAGAACAGCAGCGCCAGCAGGCCGCGCAGGCCCAGGCCGCGCAAGAGACCTTGCTGGAAGGCGCTTCCGACATGACCAATGCACTCGCAGGAGTCTGATAGATGCCCCAACCGAACGAACAGCAACTGCCGCCGGGCCTCGCTAACCTGGTTGCCAACGTACCGCCCGCCGCCGCGCCGACACCGAGTCATGTGCAGGTGATGCCGAACCCGGTGATCCAGCCGCAGGCTCCGGTCCAGCCCGGCCAGGTAGGTGCGCCGCAGCAACTGGCCATTCCGACCCAGCAGCCGCAACCCGTTCCGACCAGCGCCATGACGCCGCACTACCAGCCGGTAGCGGCACCTGCCGTGGGTCAACCCGTTGTTCCGCAAGCACCCGCGCAGCCGGCCCCGGTAGCTCCGCCGGCTGCGGGTGCAGTTCTTCCCGAGAACCTGGAAGTCCCGCCGCCGCCGGCCTTCACTCCCAACGGGGAGATCGTGGGCACCTTGGCAGGGAACCTCGAAGGCGACCCGCAGTTGGCGCCCTCCATCAGCTATCTGGAGGCGTTCTCTGACAAACTGGATACCGTCCGAGCCTTCGGCAAGGCCGCCGAGAACCGCGATCCCCGGTTCATCGACGAGCACTATCTGAAGGAAGTTCTCGGCCCGGCCCAGGCGCAGCACGTCATCAACGTGGCCAAGGGCGTCCTGACCTATGTTGATGCGCAGACCAAGGCCGTCCTGAGCCAGACCTATGCCGCCGTCGGCGGTGAGGCCATCCTGAAGCAGGCTGCCGGCGTCTTCAACCAACACGCTGACCCGGCCACCAAGGCCGCCATCGGTCGGCTGATGGACTCGGGCGATGCCCAGGCCATGCAGTACGCAGCGAAGCAAATTGTGGCCTTCGCACAAGGCTCGGGTGCCGTGGTACAGGCTACCGGCCAACCCCTGGGTGCTGCGGCACCTGCACTGGCAGCTCTGAGCGCTGAGCAGTACCGCTTGGAAGTATCTAAGCTGCCGCTGAACGCATCCGAAGCCGAGATGGCTGCGCTGCGCGAGCGTCGTAAGGCAGGCATGGCGCAGGGTATCTAACGACCCTGCCCTACTCCGGCCTTAAACCCACATCCAAAAGAGAGAGAATCGCATGAGCTTTCTGAACGACCTGACTCGTCCGAACTACGCTGGCAAGAACGCGGACGTTGACATCCACCTGGAAGAGCACCTCGGCATCGTCGATAAGCACTTCGCCTACACCTCCAAGTTCGCACCGCTGATGAACATCCGCGACCTGCGTGGCTCGAACGTGGTCCGCCTGGATCGCCTGGGTAACGTCGAGGCCAAGGGTCGCCGCGCCGGTGAAGAGCTGGAGCGCAGCCGAGTCGTGAACGACAAGTGGAACCTGACCGTTGACACCCTGCTGTACCTCCGCCACCAGTTCGACCACCAGGACGAGTGGACCCAATCCTTCGACATGCGCAAGGAAGTCGCCGAGCTGGACGGCCAGGAACTGGCTCGCAAGTTCGACCAAGCCTGCCTGATCCAGGTGATCAAGGCTGCCGCGATGGACGCGCCGGTGGACCTGGAAGATGCGTTCTCGCCGGGCGTGCTGGAGAAACTGGACCTGACCGGCCTGACCGCCAAGCAGGCTGCCGACAAGATCGTCCGCATGCACCGCCGCGTAGTCGAGACCTTCATCGACCGCGACCTGGGCGATGCGGTCTACTCCGAGGGCCTGACCCCGATGTCGCCGCGTGTGTTCAGCCTGCTGCTGGAGCACGACAAGCTGATGAACGTCGAGTACCAGGCAACCGGCGCGACCAACGACTACGTGAAGTCCCGCGTGGCCATCCTCAACGGCGTCAAGGTGCTGGAGACTCCGCGCTTCGCCACCAAGGCAATCGCAGCCCACCCGCTGGGCCGTCACTTCAACGTGAGCGCCGAGGAGTCCGAGCGCCAGATCGCCCTGTTCCTCCCGAGCAAGACCCTGATCACCGCCCAAGTGGCGCCGGTCCAGGCCAAGCTGTGGGAAGACAACGAGAAATTCTCGTGGGTCCTGGATACCTTCCAGATGTACAACATCGGTGCCCGTCGTCCGGACACCGCTGGTGCCATCGAACTGAAGGGTATCGGCGCCTTCGACATCACCGCGTGATGCCACGAAACCCCGCACTTCGGTGTGGGGTTTCTTCAAAGCCTAACGACCCGCGCAGATTCCCTGCGTGGGTTTTTGCGCTTTAGGAGAAACCCTATGCTACTACTCGACGCAGTGAATGTCATCCTGCGCAAGATCGGCGAGCTGCCGATCCCGAGCATGGATGAGACGTATCCAACCATGGCCATCGCCCTCCCGGAGCTGGAAGATCAACGCATCCAGTTGCTGACCCAAGGCTGGTGGTTCAACACCTGGTGGAAGCACAAGCTGACACCTGATCCCACGGGCCGCATCAACCTGCCCAAGGGCACCTTGGCATTCTACCCGGATTCCCCGGACCTCCAGTGGGACGGCCTGGGAGTGCGAGATGCCAACACCGGTGACGACCGCATCGGTAAGCCGGTCGAGGGTCGATTGGTGCTGTCTCGGGAGTGGGACCATATCCCGGAGATCGCACAGCGCGTCATTGCGCACCAGGCTGCGCTCGCGGTATACACTCACGAGATTGGACCGGACGAGACCGCCCAGGTCATCGCCCAGGAATTGCAGGCGTATCAGAACGAACTGTCCCGCATGCACACCCGATCCCGTCCGCTGAACACCCAGGCCAAGCGTAGCTTCAGCCGGTGGCGGCGCAGCTTGAGGACCTGAGTATGAGCTACAAGCAATCCGCGTATCCCAATCTGCTGATGGGTGTGAGCCAGCAGGTGCCCTTCGAGCGCCTGCCGGGCCAGCTCAGCGAGCAGATCAACATGGTATCCGATCCCGTGTCAGGACTTCGGCGGCGTAGCGGTATCGAGCTGATGGCCCACCTGCTGCATACCGACCAGCCCTGGCCGAGGCCGTTCCTCTACCACACGAACCTCGGTGGCCGCAGCATTGCGATGCTGGTGGCGCAGCACCGTGGCGAGCTGTACCTGTTCGACGAGCGGGACGGTCGCCTGCTGATGGGTCAGCCCCTGGTGCATGACTACCTCAAGGCCAACGATTACAGGCAGCTACGGGCCGCCACGGTGGCCGATGACCTGTTCATCGCCAACCTGAGTGTAAAGCCCGAGGCCGACCGCACCGACATCAAGGGCGTAGACCCCAACAAGGCCGGCTGGCTGTACATCAAGGCAGGCCAGTATTCGAAGGCATTCTCCATGACCATCAAGGTCAAGGACAATGCCACCGGTACGACCTACAGCCATACGGCCACCTACGTGACGCCGGACAACGCCAGCACCAACCCCAACCTCGCCGAGGCTCCATTCCAGACGAGTGTGGGCTACATCGCGTGGCAGCTCTACGGCAAGTTCTTCGGCGCGCCGGAGTACACCCTGCCCAACTCCACGAAGAAGTACCCGAAGGTTGACCCCGACACGGCTGCGGCTACGGTAGCCGGCTATCTCAACCAGCGGGGCGTGCAGGACGGCTACATCGCCTTCCGAGGCGACGGGGACATCGTGGTCGAGGTGTCTACGGATATGGGCAACAACTACGGCATCGCCTCGGGCGGTATGAGCCTCAACGCCACCGCAGACCTGCCGGCCCTGCTGCCGGGTGCGGGCACTCCGGGCACTGGCGTGCAGTTCATGGACGGGGCCGTCATGGCCACCGGCTCGACCAAGGCGCCGGTCTACTTCGAATGGGACTCGGCGAACCGCCGCTGGGCGGAGCGCGCAGCCTACGGGACCGATTGGGTCTTGAAGAAGATGCCCTTGGCCCTGCGCTGGGACGCGGCGACCGACACCTACAGCCTGAACGAGCTGGACTACGACCGGCGCGGCTCCGGCGACGAGGACACGAACCCAACGTTCAACTTCGTCACCCGAGGCATCACCGGCATGACGACCTTCCAGGGTCGGCTGGTCCTCCTGTCTCAGGAGTACGTCTGTATGTCGGCGAGCAACAACCCGCACCGCTGGTTCAAGAAATCGGCAGCGGCGCTCAACGACGACGATCCCATCGAGATCGCGGCCCAGGGCAGCCTGACCGAGCCGTATGAGCACGCAGTCACCTTCAACAAGGACTTGATCGTCTTCGCCAAGAAGTATCAGGCCGTGGTCCCCGGTGGCGGCATTGTAACTCCCCGCACGGCGGTTATCAGCATCACCACGCAGTACGACCTCGATACCAGGGCGGCACCTGCCGTGACTGGCCGTAGTGTGTACTTCGCTGCGGAGCGTGCCCTGGGTTTCATGGGCCTGCATGAGATGGCCCCGTCTCCGTCCACGGACAGCCACTACGTCGCCGAAGACGTTACCAGCCACATCCCGAGCTACATGCCGGGGCCTGCTGAGTACATCCAGGCGGCGGCCTCCAGCGGCTACCTGGTGTTCGGCACCAGCACGGCGGACGAGATGATCTGCCACCAGTACCTCTGGCAGGGCAACGAGAAAGTGCAGAACGCGTTTCATCGCTGGACGTTGCGGCATCAGATCATCGGCGCCTACTTCACTGGCGACAACCTGATGGTTCTGATTCAGAAGGGCCAGGAGATCGCCCTGGGACGGATGCACCTGAACAGCCTGCCAGCCCGTGAGGGTCTGCAATACCCTAAATACGACTACTGGCGGCGTATCGAGGCGACCGTCGATGGTGAGCTGGAACTGACCAAGCAGCATTGGGACCTGATCAAGGATGCCTCCGCAGTGTACCAGCTACAGCCTGTGGCCGGCGCCTACATGGAGCGTACCCATCTCGGCGTGAAGCGCGAGACGAATACGAAGGTGTTCCTCGACGTGCCCGAGGCCGTGGTCGGGGCGGTGTATGTGGTCGGCTGCGAGTTCTGGTCGAAGGTGGAGTTCACTCCGCCGGTTCTCCGGGACCACAATGGCCTGCCCATGACCTCGACCCGTGCAGTGCTTCATCGGTACAACGTAAACTTCGGCTGGACCGGCGAGTTCCTGTGGCGCATCAGCGACACGGCTCGACCCAACCAGCCGTGGTACGACACGACGCCCCTTCGGTTGTTCAGCCGGCAACTCAATGCCGGGGAGCCTCGGGTGGATAGCGCTGTGGTGCCGCTGCCGGCACGGGTCGATATGGCCACGTCTAAGTTCGAGCTGAGCTGTCACAGTCCGTACGACATGAACGTTCGGGCTGTCGAGTACAACTTCAAGTCCAACCAAACCTACAGGAGGGTATGATGGCATTCTGGCTACCACTATTGGCCGCTGGCGGCATGTCCGCTCTCCAGCAGGGCCTGTCCAACAAGGAAGAGCGCCGCAAGATCAAGGCCGAGAACAAGGCCCGCCTTAAGACGGACCTCGACAACCTGGGCGCCGCTGCCCGCGACATCGCCAACCTGGGCGTCATGGCTGCAAGCTACCGCAAGCAGGCCGTGGCCTCCCAGGTCGAGGCCAAGCGCCAGGGCATGCTCGCCGGCGGAAGTGCCTCGGCACAGGCCGGAGCGTTCGGGGTCAAGGGTGCATCCGTAGATGCGGTGGCCCTGGACATCGAACGGGAGGTGGGCGAGGCCCTGATCCAGATCGACGACAACCTGGACAATCAGATGTGGAACCTCGCAGAGCAGGCACACTCCATCCAGGCCCAGGCTAAGGCCGGCCTGCTGGGACAGAAGAGCACCACGGCGGGGCAACGCTCCCCGCTGGTCGCCGGCCTGATGTCTGCGGGTTCCATGTACGCAAGCCAATACTTCAAGTTCGGCGCCACGCCTAAAGGAGGCAACTGATGACGGAATCGCAACGTGCTTCCCAGGAGCTTGGGATCAACGTCGGACAGACTCAACTCCAGCCGGGTCAGAGTGCCCGGCGCGGGGTTCGAGACTCCGAGGTCAACTACAGCGGGCCGAGTGTAGGCTCGCAGATTCTCGACGGTATCCTTGGTGCCGGTCAGCAGATTGCTGGCAAATGGTTCGAGCACAACGTGCAGCAGGAAGTGCTGCGCGGGGAGCGTGCCCGCATGGCCGGCGAGGCCGAGGAGGCGGTAGACAGCAACATCCTGGCCAAGCCCTTCGTGAAGGGTGGCTGGCGCAAGCAGGACTACCGTATCGCTCAGGCAGACTTCAGCCTGAAGATGCAGCAGTTCATCGCCAACAAGGGCCGGGAGATGACTCCCGAGGAGTTCCGCAAGTACCTGTCCCAGGAGGCTACGCACGTCCTGGACTCGACCGAGGGCATGAACCCCAACGATGCCCTACAGGCGCTGGCACAGCAGCAGAAAGCCGAGGAACAGCTCTTCGGCATGCAGGCCAAGGCGTACATGGACTGGTCCATCGACCAGGCTGCCCGAGGCTTCCGCACCCAGGGTAACAGTATCCTGGCCAAGGCTGTACAGGCCCAGGCCACCGGCGACGAACTATCCCGGCAGCTCAGCCTGGAAGAGGCCGGCCTGTTCTACACCAACATCATGACCTCCGAGGATATTCCGCTGGAGGTGCGTGACAAGGTCGGCATGCAGTTCCTGGCGGCCAGCCTGGACATGAACCAGCGGGGCATCTACGAGAGCCTACGCGATGCCGGGTTCCTGGACAGCATGTCCTTCGATGATCGGCGTGCGCTCAACGGCCTCTATGAAAAGTCGAAGGCTCAGACCCGCGCCAAGGAATCGATGGCTACCCTGCGAGCCGACGCGGACTTCCAACAGCGGGTGGCCAACGGCGCCATCACAGACCTTGCGGAAGTCGAGGCGTACTCACGGGGCATGGTCGAGGAAGGCCGTTGGAGCGACGCTCAGGCCATCTCGTTCATGACCAAGGCCATGACCGGCCTAGGCAACGCCCAGCGCATGCAGGGCATCATGGCGGCCCTGGAGGCCGGCGACATCAACGCACTGCATACCCTCGGGACCAACGTTACCGAGGCCCTGGAGCAGTGGGACAAGATGCAGGCGGCCAACGGCTCCAGCCTTACCGATCGGTTGGTGCAGGGCACGCAGCTCGGCCTGCGCCTGGGGACCTTCCCGAAGACATACGGCGAGTCCGTGGGCAGCGCGGTCCGCATGATCCAGGCCGCCAAGGAAGGCGAGGTCAACCCGGAGTTGGTCAACACGCTGAACAGCATCTTCGAGCAGGTGGCCTCCGCACAGGAGATCAACCCGTCCGCAGGCAACGTGATGCTATCAGGCATCCCGGAGGCCGAGCAGGGCGCTGTGGCCTGGGCGCTGCGTCAGATGAAGATGGGCATCGCCCCTGCGCAGGCCCTGCGGGAGTACAGCGCAAACGCTGAGGTGGTGAAGCAGCAGGACGAGTTTGACCGGGCCAAGAACACCAAGGTGTTCAAGGACACCATGGTCAAGGAGATCAACGACAAGTTCGTCAACAACATCTTCGGACGTGCCTGGAACATGCTCACGGGCCAAAGCGACCTGAGCAACAACGAGGGTGTGTTGGCCCTGTACCGCAGAGCCACCATGGACGAGGCCAACTGGCTGGCCCAGGACCGCAACCTGGGGCACCTGCTGACCAGCGAAGAAGGGCATAAGACCCTGCTGGATATGGCAGCGGCGAAGGTGCGCGACCGCACCATCCAGGTGGGCGAAGAGCGGGACATTCGCAGCGGCAAGCTCCTGTCCCGTCGGGATAGCGCCCCGTTGATCCTTCCCCGTGGCATGACCGCAGAGCAGCTATTCGGCACCAACGACACCACCACCATCGGGCAGGTGCTCGCCGAGCAGCACAGGCCGCAGGTCGAGGGTCTGCTGGGGTACAAGTCCGTGGTCAGCTTTGAGTACGACCGCACTAGCGGCCAGCTACTGGCGGTGGAGCGTGACGAGAATGGGGTTCCCCTGGACCGCACGCGGATTGATCCGCAGGCCGTGGGCAATGAGGTGCTCAAGCGCAACTCCGACAAGCTGAACGCTATGCGGGGCGCCGAGTACGGGGCCAACGTCAAGGTCAGCGGCACGGACATTCGCATGAACGGCGGCAACAGCGCCGGCATGTTGAAGCAGGACGTGTTCAACTGGCGGAAGGAGCTGGCGCAGTTCGAGGCATACCGTGGGGAGGCGTACAAGGATGCCGATGGTTATAGCGTGGGCCTGGGGCATTACCTGGGCAGTGGCAATGCTGGGGCAGGTACTACAGTCACGCCTGAGCAGGCCGCACAGTGGTTCGCCGAGGACACCGACCGCGCACTCGACCAGGGTGTGAGGTTGGCCGACGAGCTGGGCGTTACGAACAATGCCTCTATCCTGGGATTGGCCGGTATGGCCTTCCAGATGGGCGAAGGACGTGCCCGACAGTTCCGTAACACCTTCCAGGCGATCAAGGATCGCAACAAGGAAGCCTTCGAGGCTGGTGTGCGAAACAGCAAGTGGTACACGCAGACGCCCAACCGGGCCGAGGCATTCATCAAGCGCATGGCGCCCCACTTCGATACACCGAGTCAAATCGGTGTCGATTGGTACAGCGCCGCAACAGCGGAGTAAGACATGGCAAAGCAATTCAAGGGCCGCATGACGCCCAAGTATCCCCTTGACCAAGCACAGCTCGACGAGGCCCAAGTACAAGGCCAACTCGACGCGGTGCCTACCGTGGGGTTCGACGCCCTGACGGGTGGTGAGATCGGAGAACGGAACGTGGCAGCGGGCCAACGAGCCAATGCGCGGGAACTGGAACGCATCGTAGCGGACCAGGAACTGCCGGCCCTTGACCGTGCTTCCGCACTCTGGAACCAGTCCACCCTCGTCGGACGCTGGGGCGATGCGCTCCAGCTCGACGCAGACCTTGCGGCGAACAGTACCGGCGAGGTGGACCCTAACTTTGACGCTGGGACCTATGGGGTCCAGGCGCTCCAGGCGGCAGGTATCCAGCCGACTGATAACTACCTTCAGATCATGGCCCGTGCCGGCAATGCCGAGGACGCGGCCTACCTCCTATCGAGGATTCAACGGTATGAGCAGGACGAACAAATCGTGCGGGACAACCCGTACTGGAACTTCGCGGCTGGTATGCTGGACCCGGCAGCCCTGGCAGTTGATGCGGTTACTTTCGGCGCTGGCCGTGCTCTGCGGCTCGGTCGTGCTGGCATGGCTGCTGCTGGCGGCGCTGGGCTAGTCGGGTATGTTGCTGGGCTGGATGCCGCAGGGGCCGACGTGGATGCCGGAACCTACATCGTGGCGGGTGCTCTTGGCGCTGGCGTGGGTGCTCTGCTGGGGTCTGGTGCGGGACGCATTGCCGCAGAGGCCCCAACGCAACCGCACGTGCCCGAAGTATCGGCGCCTACTGTCGGGCTGCCAGAAGTAGCCATGACCGCCGAGGAGGCCGCAGCACGCGGCTTCAAGGCAGGTGACGTGGTGGACCTGCTGGACGAGGGCACTGTGCTGTCCCGTGTCAGCGCCCGTGTGGAGCAGGCCGAGATACCGGCCATTCCTCGACGGGACACTACCTTCGGTGATGAGCTAAACAGCCTGTCGGGCCGTAAGCTGTCTGAGGTGGTGGATCACCTCAAGACCCACGCCGAGGTGCCCAAGCCGCTCCAGGGCATCGCCGCCAAGGTGGCTGACACCCTCAAGACCCTGGAGGGCCTGGGACAGCGTACCGCGTTCCGTGTGGTGCAGGGAGGCGACACCGCCAGCTCTGCATTCCTCAAGCCGGGCACGGCGGGCCTGCACTCCACGCAGGGCCTCGACACCTTGGTACAGGTCCGGGGTAGCACCGCTGCGGGCCGCGTAGGCACCAACCCGGTGACCGTACTCCACGAGGCGGTCCACGCCGCCACGGTAGGCGTGATGAACGCCGCCTTACGCAACCCAGGTGCGATGAGTCCGAAGGTGGCTCAGGCCATGCAGACCCTAGAGAACGTCCGGGGTAACGTGCTCAACGCCCTGAAGCAGGACCGCGCCGCCGGTCGGCAACTGTCCGAGTTCGAAGAGACGCTGCTGGCCGGTAACTCCAACACCCTGGCCAACGTCAAGGAACTGGTAGCCTGGGGCCTGACGGATACCCGCTTCCAACGGACCCTGAACCGCCTCCGCTACAGCGACGGCGGGCCGGGCCTGTGGTCCCGCTTCGTGGAGGGCATCCGCACCCTACTGGGTCTGCGGTCCGATGCTGACACGGCCCTGAGCCGAGTCCTGGCCGCCTCTGAGACGATTATGGAGGCCATGCCCGGCTACACTAAGGCGCAGGCCAAGTGGGCCAACAAGGGCGCTCCCGTGACCGAGGAGGCCAGCCTGGAGACCATCGTCCGGTCCACCAGGGAGCGCGCCCGCGAGGGTGCCGGCTTCGTGAACAGGTTCTTCAGCGAGGCAGACCTCCTGGCACAGCCCGGAGAGGGCGCACGGAGACTCCTGAGCCGTCTTATTGACGACCCGGTACGTCGGGATGGGTTCAGCACGAACGACAACGCAGCGAGCTATCTGCGCCGTTACCGCAACGAGTTCGAGGGCTACGTGAAGTCCTACGACGAGATGATGGCCAAGGCGATGGCCGAGCAGGGCGTAGGCCTGACCGCTCGGGCACTCAACTCCCGCCGCGCCATGGCAGTCCGGGACCAGCTCAACGAGCAGGTCACCCGCGAGCTGCTGCGCAGGGACCGGGAGTGGACCGCCTACGGCAGCGTCCGCGTGGACCCTAACCTACCGCCGACCATCAAGGCCCTGGCCGACCGCTCAGATGAGATTCATGGTCTGATGGGCCAGCGTGCCAGAGAAGCCGGGGTGCGCGGGTTCGAGAACTTCGCACCGCGACCGGGGTACTTCCACCGCTCGTGGAACTGGTCCAAGATGGCTCAGATGGACGAGGCCGCCCCTGGCCTGGCCCGCCGCGCCATCAGCGAGGCCGTGTTCCGTGGCATCCCTGGGCTGGAGCGCGCCGACGCCGATACCATCGCACAGGCCATTGTGCAGCGGGCGCGGGATCGGGCCACCGGCATCCGATCCGAGTTCATGGGAGCGATGGGCGTGGCGGACACGGCATTCATCCGGCAGGCGCTGGAGGAGGCCAACGTGTCCCAGGTCAAGTTCGACAGCATCATGGCCAAGATCGAGCAGAAGCAGTCCGACCAGGGCACCGTCAAGTATGGCAAGGGCCGGCTGTCGCTGGACATGACCGCCGAGATCAACCACAACGGCACCGTGTATCGGGTGCAGGACCTGATCGACCGAGACCTGGACCGGCTGATGGAGAACTACGCCGGCAGTATGTCGGGCCGCTCAGCATTGGCCCGCGCAGGCATGCCGGGGGACTCGGAGATCGAAGCCTTCATCCGGGAGTACCAGCGAGAGGCAGTCCACCTGGGCACCGATAAGGTGCAGGAGCTGACGGGGCAACTGCGGGGAGTCTTTGGGGACTTCACCGGCAACGTGCCGAGGGAGCATCAGCTCGGCCCGATTGCTCAGCGGGCCCGCGGCCTGACCAGCGCCACCATGCTGGGATTCTCAGGCGTGTATCAGCTCGCCGAGCTGGCCACGATGGCGCACCGTCAAGGCGTCTTCAACGTCATGAAGGCCATGCTGAACTCCCGCCTGGGAGACTTCGTGGGCGCCATGCGCCGCAACCCGGACCTCGCCGACGAGATGCAGACCGTCCTCGGCCTGAACCTCGCCAACGACATCCGCATGAAGCCCTGGAAGCGGCAGTTCGACACCTTCCTGGCCAGCCAAGACACCTTCATGGATCGCTTCCTGCACGCAGGTAAGCAGGCTGTCCCGGTGCTCAACGGCATGAAGTTCATCCACAACTGGCAATCCCGTATGAACGCCAACCTCACCTTGAACAAGGTGGCGCGGGCGGCTCAGGGGGATGAAGCAGCCCTTCGCGTGCTCCAGCAGTACGGGAAGGACGTGGACTGGACGCCAGTGTTGGCGCGGGTTCGCGGTTATGTCACATACAGAGGAAGGAACGCTCAATCGATGAATTGGGGCGCCTGGAGCCAAGCAGACGTGAACACCGTCATGAACACCGCACTGCGGATCATGGACGACTCGCTGCTGTACGGCAGGGTCGGTCAGAACTCGGGCTTCGCCCGGTCGCCGGTCGGCCAAATCCTGGGCCAGTTCCGCAGCTTCGTGGCCTTCGCGCACAACAAGCTCCTCCGGGGAACCTACGAGAACTCCGGCGTGCTTGGCGTGGCCTCGCTCCTCGCATTCCAGTATCCGCTCACAGCGCTGATGATGGGTGCCAAGGCAGCGATCAATGGCAAGTTCGACACCTCTGACGAAGGCATCCGCAAGATGGCCATCGACGGCATCGGCTACACTGCCGGCCTGGGCTTCACCGCCGATATGTGGGGTGTGGTCACTGGCCACTCCCGAATGTCTGCTCCGGTCTTCGGACTGGCTGAACACTCCAACGAAGTGTTCCGAGGCGTTCGAGACCTCGTAACCGGCGACGACCCGGCAGCGGCCACTGGCGATATCGTCAACGGCGCGGCGGGCGCACTGCCTTTCGTCAACGTGTTCCCGGCAACCAAGTTGCTGTTGGAATCCATCAAAGGGGAATAACGTGGCTCGGTTCAAGAATCCCGAGACCATCCACGTTGCAGATGGGGTCGAGGCTGTCTTCAGTCTCGACTTCCCGTTCCTGCGGCGTGAGGACGTGTTCGTCCAGGTCGATAAGATACTCGTCACCGACTATACGTGGGTAGACGACACCAACATTCAATTGGCCGTGGTGCCGAAGAAGGATCAAGAGGTCCGCATCTTCCGCGACACGCCCGCCCAGGTCCCGGACACTCAGTTCAGCCAGGGCATCCCGTTCCTGCCTCGGTACATCGACGCGAACAACAAGCAGTTGCTGTACGCTGTGCAGGAGGGCATCAACACCGCGAACCTCGCTCTCGACGGCGTACTCGACGCGATCCGTATCGCGGAGGAAGCCCGTCGCCTGGCACAGGAAGCACTCGACGCCGCCAATGAGGCGCTGCGCCGTGCCCTGGGCTTCGCCGAGATTCGCACCGTGACCGAGGACTCGGACATCGATCCGAGCTGGCGTGGCTACTGGAACCGCTGCATCACCGCCGACAAGCCCCTGACCTTGACCATGCAGATGGAAGACCCGGATGCACCGTGGGTCGAGTTCAGCGAGGTTCACTTCGAGCAGGCCGGTGTGCGCGACCTGAACATCGTAGCCGGTCCGGGCGTTACCATCAACCGTTTGCAGAACACCTCCATGCAGCTCTACGGCGAGAATGGCGTGTGTACCCTCAAGCGGCTGGGCGCTAACCACTGGATCGTGTTCGGAGCCATGGAGGACGAATAATGCGCGGCATTATCGCGGGCATCATGGCCTCCCAAATTCGACGGCCCAAGCCCATCCTGGCGACCTACCCGTACCCCATCCTAGCCACGGACGACACATGGTCCTGCCAGGCTAACATAGTGGCGGCTCTGACACGGGACACCCTGCACGAGGTTGTGAACCAACCTGGTGAGGACACCTACCAGGCGTCTGCCGGCGTGGTCGAAGTGCTGCTGAGGTCGCTGACTCAGCTTGGGTATGGTGGCGGCGATGGGTTCTTGACTGGACCTGCCATCCACGCAGCACTGCTACGCGACACGGTTAAGGGCTACAACGCGGAACCATACGCGTTCCTGTCACAGACCGCAGTGGTAGGTGCTGAGCTGAAGGTCGTCGTTGTATATTCCGAATACATCGTCGAGCCTTATGCCTTCGCCACCACTACAGCAATTAAACAGGCGGAACTGACCAATGTTTAAGACACGCGTTAAGGGTCGCTACACCGTGACCCATCTGAAAGCCACGGGCGAGGTCCTGGCGCAGTACACCTTCGACAACCTCATCACTAACGCAGGTCTCGATTGGATTTGCGCCATGGTCACCTCAGACCTGTTCTCCCAGGCACTGGCCGTGAGCACCAGCACAGCGGACCCTAACCCCGCCGCGCCCTCCCTGCCGGAAGAAGTTCGGCGCACCACCTCGTATGCCCCTGGTGGCGACGTGACCTCGGGCCTGGACGGGGAGTGGATTTACTGGCACAAGCGGTGGCGCTTCCCAATAGGCACCCTGGCCGGTCAGGTACTGGCCACCGTGGGCATCGTAGCTCAATCCGGGGTGGGGTTTGAGAGTAACACCGGCGCGAAGATTCCGGCGGGTACTCCCCTCTCCTACACCCGGATCAAAGATTCCGCTGGCCAGCCAACCACTTTGGTAGTCCAGGCCGACGAGATTCTCGACGTGCAGTATGAGCTGCGCAGCAAGGCCGTGGCGATGGCCGAGGCCAAGTTCGTGATCTCCGGGGTCGAGCGCACCATCCGACTTACTCCGCTGCCCTTCGCGAACCGTCGTAACCTCTACGGCGAGCGCTACATCCTCTACAACGAGAGTCCGCGGATCGACGGCAAGAATGCGTCGGGTGCGGATGTCCAAGACGGCCAGTGGGTGAAGCTGTACCCGCGATATACTCGCGGCACCTACAAGGGCCAGCTTATGCTACGGGCCACCGTAGATAACGGCAACATGCCGGGGGGTATCACCGGGTGTAAGGACCTGAAGATTTACAACGGTCGGAACTACGCACTCACCATCGACCCTCCTGTAGTCAAGAACAACACTCAGGAGTTCTCCATTACAATGGAGTTCTCGGTGGCGAGGGCATAACCCATGGCGCTGATCTATGACTTCAACGAAGACCTCGATCCCAAGGCCAAGTCGAAGTTTGTAGGTGCCAGGGCACGTCGTGACATCAGCGACGTGCTCGACTTCTGCGACGGAGGGGTCGCCATCCAGGACCCCTCCGAGGGGCTATTCGTCCGGGTATGGCGCACCATGCTGCGTAACGACGGCACCTACCTCGGCTGGGAGGACGGCACCAACGAAGTGCGCATTGGCGATGGCATCGACGCGGGTATCTCGACGATATCCTTGGACTTCGACAGTAATATGAACTACGTCTTTGTGTTCGTCCGCGCAGACAAGACCGGCGCCCTATCGTACTTCAACGTGCAGCAGGGCCGTCGTATCGTAGTTGAGCTGGGCCAAGTGGACTATGCCAAGGTAGCCCTCGACGACAAGCGCCCCGGCGCAACTGCGTGGGCACAGGTCATCGTACCCTACACCCGAGGCGGTAACATGTACGTTCGCACGCAGAACGAGAACTACACCCAGGAGCACCTGGAGGTGGACACCGGCAAGGTGTTCCGGCCTCTGGTCAAGTGCGGCATGGGAACCAACCTACGCTTCCAAGTCCAATTCAGAGGGCACATGTAATGAGCAAAAAGCAGACCGCGAGTGCTGAGCGGCTGGGCCTGCTTCACGAGCTGGTCTGCACCGCCATCGAGCGCAACTTCAAGTGGTACATGGACAACGACATCCCGATCCCCGCATCGGATATCGCTGCCGCCACCAAGTTCCTCAAGGACAACGAGATCACCTGTGATCCGTCGGACACCATTAACATCGACCGCCTCCGCGAGGAGATGCGTCAGGCTCAGAAGGAGAATCGCCGCATCGCGCTGGAAGGCTTCATCGCCGGCGAGACTGACGACGAGATGGAACGCCTGTACACCCACTAAGGAGGCAGCATGACGCCGCAAGAACGATTCCAGATAGCCCACGAAGTGCGGGACATGTACCCGCGCTTCCGGGACTTCTGCCTGGACGCCATGCTGTTCCTCGGCTTCAAGATGACGTGGATGCAGCTCGACATCGCCGACTTCATGCAGGACTCGCCCAACAAGGCTATGGTCGCTGCACAGCGTGGCGAGGCCAAGTCCACCATCGCCTGTATCTACGTGGTCTGGTGCATCACTCAGAACCCGGCTACCCGAGCCATGCTGGTATCCGGCTCCGGTGACAAGGCCGAGGAGAACGGCCAGTTGATCACGAAGCTGATCATGCACTGGGACCTGCTGGCGTACCTGCGCCCCGAGGCCCGTATGGGTGACCGTACCTCGGCCACCAGCTTCGACGTGAACTGGGCGTTGAAGGGAGTCGAGAAATCGGCTTCCATCAACTGCATCGGGATCACCGCTGCCCTCCAGGGTTACCGGGCTGACATCCTGATTCCTGACGACATCGAGACCACGAAGAACGGCCTCACCGCCACCGAGCGGGCCAAGCTGACGCGGCAGTCGCAGGAGTTCACCTCTATCTGTACCCACGGTAAGATTCTCTACCTGGGCACGCCGCAGTCCCGTGAGTCGATCTACAACGGCCTGCCGGCGCGGGGCTTCCTGATGCGTATCTGGCCGGGCCGCTTCCCGACCCTAGATGAGCAGGAACGCTACGGCGACTGGCTCGCACCTTCCATCCTAGCGCGCATTGCCCGCCTGGAGGAGAAAGGCCACAACCCGCGTACTGGCAAGGGCCTGGATGGGACCCGTGGCTGGGCTGCTGATCCGCAGCGCTACAACGAAGAGGACCTGCTCGACAAGGAGCTTGACCAAGGCCCCGAGGGCTTCCAGCTTCAGTACATGCTGGACACCAGCCTCGCCGACGAGCAGCGTATGCAGCTCAAGCTGCGCGACCTGCTGTTCATCGACGCCACGCATGAGAGCGTGCCGGAGCAAGTGGCCTGGGCTGCCGATGAGCGCTTCAAGCTCAAGTTCGACGCCCACCGATTCCCGGTCATCAAACCTGAGCTGTACCTGCCGGCGCTGATGGCTGGCGGCTGGGCACCACTCCAGCAGATGACGATGTTCGTGGACCCTGCCGGCGACGGTGGCGACGAGCTGTCGTATGCTGTAGGCGGGACTCTTGGCCCGTACATCCACGTCGTGAGCATCGGCGGCTGGAAGGGTGGCTTTGCCGAGGAGAACCTGGAGAAATGTATTGCCCTGGCTGCGCGTTATGGCGTCAAGGTGATCTATGTCGAGAAAAACCTCGGCGCTGGTGCAGTTGGTCAGCTCTTCCGCAACCACATGCGATCCATCGACCCGGACACCAACAAGCCCCGCTATGAGGGGATCGGCGTAGAAGACCGCCAGAAGTCCGGACAGAAAGAGCGTCGCATCATCGACACCCTGCGGCCCATCATGCAGCGGCACCGTCTGATCTTCCACGTATCGGCGATGGATTCCGACCACGTGGCCTGTCAGCAGTACCCAGCGGACAAGCGCAATGAGCGCTCCGTGTTCCACCAGATTCACAACATCACCACCGACCGAGGCTCACTGCCGAAGGACGACCGGATCGATGCCCTTGAGGGCCTTGTCCGCGAGCTAGCACCCACGCTCGTAAAGGACGACGAAGCCGCAACCCGCGCTCGTGAAGAGGCTGCCAAGAAGGAATGGCTGAACAACCCGATGGGTTACACTAAGTCTGTCCTTCGGTCTCTCGGCATGAGCCGGGAGCGTCGCAAGGGCCGCCCAAAAGGACGAAGACTATGATGCTCGATACCGCCACCGAGGCGGGCAAAGGCACCCTCGCCGTCACCGGCGTGGGGATCGCCGTTTACTCGCCCTATGAGATCGCCAGCCTCTGTGCTGCGGTACTCACCGCGCTCTACGTGGGCGCCCAGCTCATCACCCTGCTCCCGAAGATGCTCGATAGCATCGCGGAGCTTCGCCGGAGGTTCAAGAAGTGAACAAGCCCCTGCGCGGCGCAGTCCTTGCGGCTGCCCTCGCCGGCCTTGTCGCCCTGGAAGGCAGTGAGACCACCGCCTACCGAGACATCGCCGGCGTCCCCACCATCTGCTCTGGAACTACTGCCGGGGTCAAGATGGGCGACAAAGCCACACCGGGGCAGTGCTACCAGATGACGCTCAAGGACTACCAGCGCTTCGAGCGCATCGTCCTGGACGCCATCAAGGTGCCGCTGAACGTCAACGAGCAGACCGCCCTGACGTTCTTCTGCTACAACGTGGGTCCAGTCTGTACAACCAGCACAGCGTTCAAGCGCTTCAACCAAGGCCGCGCCACTGAGGGCTGCCAAGCCCTGGCCATGTGGAACAAGGTCACGATCAACGGCCAGAAGGTCGTATCCAAGGGCCTCGTGAATCGCCGCAACGCGGAGATCAAGCAATGCCTCGAACCATCGTCGCAATACTCGTCCTTGCTGTGGTAGCCCTGGGAGCCTCATACGGCTTCGTTCAGAGCTACCGGGCCTTGGGTATCGCCCAGGAGGAGATCAAGCGGCAGACGGCCCGTGCGGAGGCCCTGGAGGTGCGCTATGCCACCTTGCAGCGCCACGTCCAGGAAGTAGCCGCCAAGACCAACACCCAGCGCCAGGAGGTGGACCGTGCCCTGGACCAGAACCGCCCGTGGGCTGACCGGCCTGTGCCTGCTGCTGTCGTTGACAGCCTGTGCAACCGCCCCGGCGCCCGCTGTGCTGTGCGAGCACCCACTGATTGACCCTACCACCCAGGCTGGCCTGATCCGCGCTGTAGCGGCCTATCAGGACGCCCTGGACCTATGCAACGCCCTGAATCAAGGAGACTGACCATGGCGAACACCCGAGATCAATACCTCGCAGGCCGTAACACCGGCTTGACCTTCTATCAGGTCTGCCAGCCTGGGACCGACAACCGCATCGCCCTGCACGATATGGACGAGGCTGATGTCAAGGCCAAGGCCACCGCTGTCATCGCTGCTGCGGCTGCCCTGGGCGGCGAGGGCGGCACTGCTACCCCGGACCCGACCACCGCCTACAAGACCAAGACCGGCGCCAAGGTGAAGGTCCAGGGCGTAGATGCCACCCTCACCGTAGCGAATGGCGCTGTGAGCGCTGCGACCCTGCCGGCTACCGCCTACGTGGCGCAGAGCGGCGTGGAGATCACCGGCGCTGACGGCAACAAGGTCACGCTGACCATCGCCGGCGGTGCTGTTACCGCCATCGCATACACCCCGAAACCCTAACGCACAAGGAACTGAACCATGGCAACCTTCGCCGCTGCAACTCAGAAAGACCTCCGCGCCTTCGCCGGCGCTATCGAGAACCTGATCCGCCCGCTGGAAGAAGCGGCCCTGGGTTCTGGCTACAACGAGACCAAGCTCCGCGCTGAGTACGTCCCCCACCTCGACGAGCTGATGGCTGCTGTCGAGACTGCCAAGGCGCTGGTCTACAAGTGATCGAGTAGCTCAAGCCGAGCACCTGCCTAGTCGGGTGCTCCACTGGAACTACTGGAATTTTTATTGAGGTTGGCTGGAGGCTGTCTGTCTGCGGCTGGGAGTAGTTACTCCGGGTCTAATTTTGGTATCGTCGTGTGAGAACCCTCCCGACTCCGACACGCCCACCCTTCCCCCGTAGGCCCTGCGCCCTGCGGTGCAGCCCTCGTGTGTCCCAGCTTCGCTGGCCTCCCTGGTCGGTGGCCTCTGCTTCCCTGCGGTGGCCCTGAGCTTCCCTGCCCGCTTGCCGCCCATTCTACGCGGTCCGTCGCCGGTGTCAACCCCTGGGTGGTCGATGCCTCACTCGGCTACGCTCCAGCGCTTCCGCGTGGTCGGCTAGGCGGTTGGCTCGCCACTGCTCTACCCAGGCGCTGCCTCGGGATTCTCCGGCCCACTGCTCCAGTAGCATCCTCTGTAGCGCTGCCTCGTGCTGGTGGTGCGCTCGGCTGGCTCTGTCCTGTCTGCTGAGCATCTCGTGTCTCCTGTTGCTTCCTGGGGCCTCTGCCCTGGCTGGTTGGGTGGTGGTGCGGGAGTGGCTGG